CCTCATCATTGGTGGCGTTCTCTATTGGTATTTCCATAGTGCTGACGTGTTTGAAAACATGTCATACTCTGGTAAGAAATCCGAAGAGCCTAAACGCGCCCATGTTACTGTTGGACCTCTTGGCCCCCGTCGAACCCAAATCCCGGGCGCCCCTCCTGTTGAAAACATGAGCATGACTGTTCGTACCGTCGTTCAAAAAGATGATGCGAACGCTGATTCCATCGCTGTTCGTGTTTATCATGATCACATCGGCTCTCTCTCGTTCATTAATGAGAGAGGCGACGTTGCCACCTCCTTCGTTCTTCTGTTGGATGGTCGTCGACTTTGCGGTCCTGGCCACGCTGTTCCTGCGTGGGCCAACGCAAACACCCAATGTCGCCTCATTCGCCATGGCGCGAAACAGCATGTCACCACTAAGGACTTTCTCTTTGGTTCCTGCCCCTATTATTGGAATGCTCTTCATGATCCCCCTGTCCAAAAGAGCGTTCCTGCTCCCATTGGTCGGGTCACCCGTCCTATCCAACACGACTACTTCGAACTTGACGTCCTTGATTGTCAGCCCTGGGCTTCCTGCGCTTCCCATATCCTTCCTCTGGATTCCCTTCCGCAGTACACAGCCGGCCGCGTCATCTTCCCTCGCGGGATGCTCAGCACTTCCACCGAACCTCAGGGTTTCCTTCCTGAAAAGTTCGATTCTCTTGGAATTGCGGGCCATCAGTCTGCCTCTGGAGGTGCTAGTGGAATTGCCTACTCCCTTGCCGTTCCTCTTGCCTTTAAACGCAAGTCTGAGTTCGGTCATTGTGGCCTCCCCGGCATCGTCTCCAATCCCGCTTGTGCTCATAAACTCGCGGGCTTCCTTGTTGGAGGTGCCGGCAATACGTCCTTCCTTCAGCCCATTCTCTACGATCCGACTACCAATCCTGGTGTTCGCGGGGAGATTCCATCTTCGATCACCCCTACCCTAGACTTCGATCTTGAAGCTCAGGGTGACATGGATCTTTTTGGTGGCGCCGTCGCGGAAACGTGGCGTTACCTCGGCAAGTATAAGCACTCGTTTCCCACTGAGTCCCAGGATTATCAAAAGCCTGGCCTCGACAACGATTGGACTTGTCTCAATCACAAGCAGCCCTTCCAATGCGGATTCTCGGATTGCCCCAATACTCCGACCTTCTCCATTCCTCCTCCCTTCCGCAAGTTCAGACTCGGTGGCGAGACTATCAATCCGCTCCGAATGACCCTCATGAAAGACCGTGCTCCGCTCCCCAAGAGTTCTACGATCAAGATTGATGGCATTGAGGTCCCTTACCTCGTCTGGGCCAAGCAGAAGATGAAGGAGGCTGGTACTTACCTCCACCCCCCCCCTCTTAAGGGCTCTCCCGAGATTTTGACTCTTCGTGAGTGTATCAATGGCGTTCCTGGTCCTGAAGGGACCTGGTGTGTTATCCCGCTCGAGTTCAACACTGCGCGGGGTCCTGAACACCGATTCGACAAGGGCCTTAACCACCCATATAAGTGGGACTTTTTCACCTGTGCCGAACATGGCACGGCCTGGGATTGTCGCCACTCCGGGCATTCTTGTCAACTCGACGCCACCCAAGAGCTCCAACTTGAGTTTTACAATCTTGTTTATCTCATTGAATGCACCCCTTATGGTTTTACCATTCTTGCATACATGGCCCAGAAGATTGAGACTCGTCCCAAGAAGAAGTCCTTCCGTGCTCTTTGGGTCTCTGACATGGTTACAACGTTGATTTTCAAGCGTTACCTCGGAGGCCTAACCAGTGGCATGGTCTCAACCGATCCTTCTCGTGTGAGTGCTTTGGGACTTGATCCCCACTCGCTTCAGGCTGACATTTTTGTGAAACTCGATCTTGAGTTCTCCAAAGTCGCTTGTGGAGGAGATCGTGAGACTGCTGATTGGCGTCGCATGGCTTGGAATCTTGAGCTCCTCATTGATTCTCTTCATGAAGCTGCCCGGTCGTTTTCTGACTGGAGCACCACAAATGTCTTCATGTTCGATGTTTGGCTTTCCGCCATCCGCAAGCTCGTCAACGCTTTGGCGCTCCCGATTGTTATTGTCGGCAATCGCGCCTACCACGTGGAAGGAATCTTTATCACCGGCCTTTGGGGCACGGACCGGGTGAATACCGGAGGCTATGCAGGAGATCTTTTCCTGTCTTGGGCTGAGAACCAAATCAGCTGTGGCCTTCCTTCCACGATCACCGCCTACCGCCACGAGGTTCGCAACCATCAAGTTGGCGACGATTTCAAAGCACCAATCAAACCTGAGTCGTTGTTCAATAACCTCAAGTTTGCTGAAATCGCTCTTCGCCGCTTTGGCACCCTCATTACTACCCCGACCAAGGGGAA